ACGGCTGAGCTTCTTGTGCTGGCGCTCGACGACGCGCAGTGCTTTCACATTACGGTATTCCTCGTCACCTGGTACGCCTGCACCGAAGTGATCGTCGTTATTTTCTGTATCGCCGAACCGAGTCTCCTGATACTCCACTGAGTCAGGGCCGAAACTCATGCCATTCTCTGCTACGAATAGTAAACGCTCGGCTTTCTTCTTACCGTAGACTTCCTCGATCTCGTCAAGGGTCATCCACTTCGTTTCGAACACCTCGTTCCACGTCTTTGGGTCGGAGTCCTTAGCGTCTGGATCGATAAGTATGTCTAGCGGGTCTTTGGCCGTAATTCGGATTTCGCCTTCGACGTGGTCTGAGAAGTCCATACGTACATCGAAGTATCCTCGGCCATCCATAATGAGGCCGTCAGAGAATACCTGCTGCTCCACCCAATCCAACTTGTTGTTATCGGATATCTGCATGTACAGCTTGTTGAGTGTATGAGCCACTTCTTCATCGCCACCTCTTCGAGGTTTGAATTGGATATCTGCGCGGCGGGTGGATTGCTCACCTAGGATTGTATTAATAGTAGGAAGAATAGTATTAATAGTAAGAGCAGGGCGGCCTTCGTTTTCTAATGCAGACTCATCATCAGCGTCCCACTGCTCGCCTTGGTAATAGTCGTCGCACTTCTGAGCCATGTATACGTACTCGAGGTGCCCATTATCTCGTGCGCGCTCATATCGTGCCCACTGCGTGCGAGTGATCTCTTCTTCTTTAGCGGGATTTATCTTCGTTGCTTTAGCCATTGTTATGCGCTCATTGCCGATTTGTTGCGTTCGCCTTTAAGTAATCCAGGTAGCTTGTCTCGCCATGTAGGTACGTGTTCGACCCTGTCCACAAAAGTGCTGAACTCAGTCATCATCAAACCTATCCAAGCGAGGGCATCAACCTGATCGTCGTGCGTGCCATTTGGAAAGCGCAGTAGCTCCGCTATCAAGGGGCCCGTAAATTGTTCGTCTTTAGGGAAAAACACCATCCCCTGTTGCATCCGACCTTGGATTGCTCTGGCTCGCGCCTCTTTATCTCTGCGGCCAGTCTTCAAGTCTTTAAAGTACGCTTCGTATAACCCACGTTCGCGGACACGCTTCTCGAGGAACGGTCCGAGGGCCATCTCGATGTGCCCCTTCTCGATACCGATAATCGATGGCTTCCATAGCTCGTACATATCGAGTATCTGTTCAACTAGTTCAAAACCGTCGAACCTGCCTCGCACCATGTCCATAATAAATAACTGATCGTGCTCATCGACTCCCACAACAATACCTACCGTGTAGTCATTGCGGTCGTTCTTACCAATCGCCAAATCCCACGCGCAGTAGAACTTCATGCGGTCTTCGTCGATATCTTCGCGATCGTAATAAGCGATCATGTCTCGGGTGAAGTAGTCACCGTCATCAGCTACTGGATTCTGCTGATACAGGGCAGACCAGTCTCGTGGTCCGACTGCTTTCTCAATTCTTGCTAGAGCATTCTCGTCGTAGCGCTCTTTGTGTAGGGCTTCACCCTGACTACGGAACTCTTCGTCGACCTCAGCTCTTGCTGGGTAATTAACAACTTCCCACTGCTCACCGTTGTCTGCTGCGGCTTTAAGTAACCTGCCTGCAAGGTCATCATCGTGCCAGCGAGTAAGGATAACCAGCACGCCGCCGCCAGGTGCGAGACGGGTATACGCTGTCGAGGTGTACCAGTCCCAGGCGCTTTCTCTGGAGTTCGCGGATTCTGCGTCGTCCCTATTTTTGACGGGATCATCAATAACAAGGATATGAGCACCCTTACCAGTAATACCCCCACCAACACCGGCAGCGACATAGCCACCACCAGAAGTTGTAAGCCAAGCCTCAGCAGACTGAGACTGAGGATCAAGACGAGTTTTAAAAGCAGACTTAAACCCTTCCTCACGGAGGAGGCCACGAACCTTACGTGAGAACCCCATAGCGAGTGAACCAGAGTAAGAACAGCTGATGAACTCGTGTTCTGGGTTTCGCCCGAGGTGCCACGCCGGGAACGCCACCGATGCAAGTGTACTTTTACCGTGCCGCGGAGGCATGAATAGCATAAGTCTAGGAGACTTCTTTTCGCTGACATCTCTCGAAAAATCCTCTAACCGCTTACATATATCTTTATGTACCCAACCTGCCTGGTAGTCGGGATTAAACCGTTCAACGAACGGAAGCAACTTGCGTCTAGTCAGGAACCGTAGAGCGAGTTCCGCGCGCGCCTTATCCTCTACTGTTTCTTGGATCGGGGCTTCTGGATCGGGGGTCGCGGGCTGTGGTTCTTGTTCAGCGATGTCTGCTTTACAGTAGACGCAGAGACGGTCGTCCCCCGAGTACAATGTCTCGGGGTGCGAGTTCTTGCAGCGAATACACTCGATCTTTGCGACATCACTCATATCTTAGTAAGGCTTGTATGCCTTAGCTTTAGGTTTAGCTTTAGGTTTAGCTTTAGCTTTAGCTTTAGCTTTAGGCTTGGCTTTCTTCTTAGCAGCTGCAGCTTTCAGTTTTTTTATATGCGCAGCAGACTGTTTCTCAGTCATCGGCATTTCGCTGTACGTTCTCTTAGTTCCTGGCATGATTAGTCGCTCTTAGGTTCGAGGTAGTCGAGGTCTTTACCCGCGATCTTCAACAAGTCTTCGTCGCTCATGCGTTCAAGCTGCTTAGTACCGTTGATGTTGATATTGATCTGAGGTTTATCTTCTTCTTTGGCCAAGCCGTGTAGCTTGACCAGGGAATCTGTGGTGTTCTTCATCTCAGTGGCGTTTGCCGAAGAGTTGTACGCTTCCATGTACATCATGTGCGCATGTTGATTGCTGAACTTCACCTCTTCGCGCATCTCCTGACGGAAATACTCTATTGCTTGCTGAACTTCGGGGACTTTTACTGCCTGGTAGGCAGACTGGGGGGACGAGTACCCCGCACCGCGGCCCGCGGCAGCTGTTGTCATGCCGGAACTAATGAGCGAGACCAGCTTTTCTTGCTGCATGGTTAGCGATCCGCGGCTTATGCCCATGTACGGCATATGCGATTGGAATTCGGTGTGCTCACTGACTAAGTCAGTGGACGATTGTTCCTGCTGGGGTGCTAGATCCATAGAACTCTTGGTCATTATCTAGGTATATAAATACTGGTGAGCCTTCGAAAACAGTAGCCATCATTTTCGCTAAATATTTTTCAGCACTTTCTTCGGAGTAACCCTCCTGAACCACGAGCAAGAACGCCTTGTCATAGTCATAAGCTAGTACTTCGATGCCGTCACGTTCAGCCGTGCCGATAATCGCAGCATCTAAACCTTGGATTGCTACTACCTCTATCTCTGACATATTAGCTCCACTAATACTTAATCACAAGAAAAATCGTGAATCGTCTTGATCCACCAGTAAAACATGTCCTCAGGAAGGGTATGTTTCATTAAATTTATACGGTAACAGACTAACTGGGTGTTTAAGGGGGTATACCCTTTATCCGAGTTTATACGGTCTATGGAGGCATTATACTCTTTCGTCCCAGATCCGTCTTTATGATGCGTCAAGTATGTACCAGAAATTGCACATCGTCCGCCTTGCTCGCGCCATAACGCGATCAGGTGCTCGGGGGTGATAGAGAACTCTAAGTCCTTCGATCTTTTACCGGCCTTGCACGTAGATTTTGCGCCGGAGTGTAGGTACCGCAGGTACGCCTCGTAGGTGCTCGACATCGTTTTTTGCCGAGTCGTAGTTTTGCAGGAGGTGCAAATGTTGCGCTTTGGCTCGATATGAGTCTCGTCGCTTGTTTTTTTACACACTACGCACTGCCGAATTTCCATGGGAAATAATAATACCATTACTATTAACCTATTGCTGGCCTTTTTACCGTAGCGAAATTTTCAGAAAAAAAATTTAAAAAATATTGTCTATATCACTCATCGACTATCTCCCCCCTAGCTAGTTCACCCACCCCCAACCCCGGATCGTAGACACGGAACCTTGTCCACGGTTCACGCTCAGGGACCCCTACGCAAAACGCTTACACGTTTTTCGGTCGGATTCGTTTGTGTATTCAACAATCAAACGTTCGAGGAGAACAAAATGAAGACATTACTACCTACCAAGCAAGCCAAGAAATTCAGCAAGTTCCTGCCACATGTAAAGAAAGCCGCAGACTTCTGCAAAGAGAACTGGTCAGACATCGCTGTTGTTGCAGCAGTTGTACTGATCGCTGACGACGTCGACACAGCAGCCGAGATGGCTGAAGGATCGTTCTTCGTTGATGTATTAACAGCCCAATCTGAAGGAGTAATCTAATGAATGTATCTGATATGTTCGAACAACACTTCAACCCTGAGAAGTTCCAGGACAATCCACCACGAACCGCGACCTATGGTCGCGCTCCGCGCACAACGAACGACGAAGCAGAGCTCAAGAAGATCGAGCAACAGTACCTACGCATGGGATTCGATGCTCGTGAAGCACGGTTCAAGGCTCGTCTCCATCACACCATGAAGCTATAAGGGAGAAAACCCATGAAAAAGCTTAAACGTTCGAAGTTCACGGTCCACGAAGCGGACATCATCATCCTTGCAGCATGTTCCATGTTCGTGCTCATCATCCCCGTCACAGTGTTCGCGCTCTGGCTCGGCGCCCAATAAAGTGTGTGTCAAGAACTCAAAATGTGTGTCAGGAACAAATCACGTTTTTGACACACACAATCTCCATATATATCAATGACTTACAT